AATAGCCCAATTGGTAGAGGCGTCGGTCTTAGGAACCGAAGGTTGGGAGTTCGAATCTCTCCTGGGGCACCAATTGTAGTATAGGAAAACATTCGGGACGGAGAGCCTATACCTCTGTGAAGTCCCAGCCAATTAATGGCCCGTGAGTCAGCAGGTGTGGACACTAGCCTGTCACGCTAGGGAGAGGGGATCGATACCCCTACGGGTCGCCATTATGGGCGTGTGGCGCAATTGGGAGCGCAACTCCTTTGCACGGAGAAGGTTGGGGGTTCGATTCCTCTCACGTCCACCAAAGGTAGCCATGATCTCTGTTTCCAGAATTATGTCGGGTGGGTTAGTCGCCACAGGCCTGGACCAAATCATGCCTCTCGGTCCTATTCGTGACTGTCTAGGATTTGCAGGAGAGAGGGCGCTGTTGAGGAGCAGCAGGCGAGGGGTTGGGAGCCCCATCCTCATTTATTATGCTCGTATCGTCTAGTGGTCAGGACGCCACCCTCTCAAGGTGGAGAGTTCGGTTCAAATCCGGATATGAGCGCCATTTGTGTCTCTGGTGTAAGTGATCTGCACGACGGTTTGAAGCACCGTAGGACTTAGTTTGATTCTAAGGGGACGCACCATTATAGGTCAGTGACGTAATAGTAACCGTGGCGCTAACGCTGGGCGCTGTTTTCTTTCGTCCGGAAGAAAGAAAACGTGTAGGTGCAAGTCCTACCTGGCCTACCATATAATGCCCTCGTAGCCAAACGGTAAAGGCAATCGGCTCAAACCCGTAGATGTGTCAGTTCGAATCTGACCGAGGGCACCAATTTGCTGGGGTAGTGTAATGGAAGCACCCGAGGTTGTGGACCTCGGAGCCCAGGATCGATACCTGGTCCCAGTACCAATTAACGCTGTTGTGGCACAGAGGTAGCGCACTTCCATGGTAAGGAAGGGGTCGCAGGTTCGAATCCTGCCAGCAGCACCAGTTTACGCCGGTTTAGTATAATGGCATTACAGTGGTTTCGTAGTCCTCTGATAGCGGTTCGATTCCGTTAACCGGCACCATTTAGCTTGACATTCCTTTCCGAATGTGCTATTATTAGACATAATGTGAAAGGAAAAGGAATGAATAAGGTTTGGATTTTTGATATTGACGGCACTCTTGCTGATAACGAACATCGGATGCACCATCTTGAAGGTGGTAAAAAGGAATGGGATGCGTTCTTTTCAAAGCAGCATTTAGATGAACCTTATCAGCCTGTATTAGACGTTCTACATGCTCTGGCAAATGATCGACTGGGTGATAAGGTCATTATCGTTACTGCCCGTGATGAACGTTTCCGTGAGGATACTTTAGCGTGGGTGAATAAACATATTCCTTGGATGTCAAATGATGATGTGTATATGCGTCCGTTTGGCTTTCGTGGTGATGATGACAAGATGAAGGTTGGAATTATCAAGTGGTGGCTTGAAAAGAATCCTGGTTTCCGGGTTGGTGCCATGTTTGATGATCGTCATCGTATCATCGATGCCTGCCGTGCAGAAGGTTGGTACACTTTTGAATGTAACCAGTCTCGTAAGGAGTTTTGATATGATTGACTTGACAAAAGAAGGTAAACAGTTTATAGTGTATAGTAAGTCAGGAGCAAATCAGTTTACAATGTCTTTTCGATCATGGGATGATGTTGAACAATACATTGCTACTGAAAAAGGAGTTTCAAAGATTATGTCAGTGGAGTCCTATGAGATTCCACTGACAGGTTTAAAAGTTGCTGTCCCGTAGCACAAAGGTAGTGCAATCGACTGATAATCGATAGACGATGGATCGATACCATCCGGGACAACCATTATGCCGAGACCGCCTGAGTGGACGGGCACCCGACTGTAAATCGGACGCTTAAAGCACGGTAGGTTCGAACCCTACTCTCGGCACCATCTTTATTCGGGGATAGTTAAATTGGCATAACTATGGTTTCTGGGTCCATCGTTCTTGGTTCGAGTCCAAGTCCCCGATCCAATATAACAAGGATACATTATGAACAAAGTGTTTACTACTATAGCCGTATTCATCACCCTCACAACCTCGGCCGCTGCCGATCCGTTATCCGATTTTTTCGGTGGTATCTTTGGCGGTCAATCTCAACCACAGCAGACAGTGAAAGGAAAAAGTAGACATGGCCGAAGCGTTCAAAGCAATGATAATGACTCTTGGTTTGCTGGTAGCAGTTCTCATGGTTCTGGAGGGAGCCGCATGGTGGCTTCATTCTACGGCCACGGTGAAAGACTTTCCAAACACACCGCTTCGGGGGCAGTTTTCAATCCTCATGGATACACCGCAGCCCATCGCACACTTCCGTTCGGAACTCACCTAAGAGTATGTCATAATGGTTGCGTCACTGTCACAGTTAATGACCGAGGTCCTTTCGTCAGAGGTCGCTCCCTTGACCTGTCTTATGGTGCCGCTCGTGCTATTGGTATGGGTAGCACTAAAAGTATCTCCGTCGAAAGACTAAACTGAATGAAGAAAATCCTGATCATCGGTTTGCCTGGTTCTGGTAAGACAACATTTGCAAATCAGTTGTTGGACAAGTTAGGCGAACACAAGATATCATATGCATGGTACAATGGTGATCATGTTCGTAAGATGTATGATGATCAGGATTTTTCATTAAATGGTCGTCTCCGCCAGGCACAAAGAATGGCGGATAAGGCCAACATCTGTAAGAACTTAGGTATAGTTGCTGTCTCTGATTTTGTTTGTCCATCAGAATACTATCGTGATCTGTATCAGCCCGACATTCTTGTGTGGATGGACACTCTCGAAAAAAGTGTGTATGAAGATACTAATGCATTGTTTGAAAAGCCAAGTGACTATGATTATTGTGTCACGCAGTTCTATCAAAATGCTTTTGTGATTGATCGTATAATTGAAGAACTTAAATGAGACAAACATTCCACTTCTACATAGGACTACATCGTTCGGGTGGAACGGTACTCTCAAGCATACTCTCTCAAAATCCTAAAGTATATGTAACATCTAATACAGCCTTGTATGATGTTCTAGCAGGCGCCAACAAAACATGGAATGAAGCGGCGTCAGTAATCACCCACCCTATACCAGAACAACTAGCCAATATGAACAAGGCAATAGTTGAGTCGATGTGGTGTCATCGTCCTGAACCAATCATCATTGATCGCAATAGAAACTGGTCACATAGTATGGCCGCTTCAAGCAAGTGGTTCGATAAAGATATCAAAGCAATCGCCTCGACTAGAGATATACCTGGTATTATGGCCAGTTGGATCACTCTATATAAAAGAGAGAATGAAGGCTATTCACAATCAGACATTGAACGATTTGCCTTCCATATGTGGAACAGTTATACTAAAGAGTATGTTGATTCCTTCGTTAAGATGAAACGTGAAGCTGGTGATAGAGTTTTCTTTTTCAGTTATGATGAGATTACTTCCAATCCAAGATTTTATCTTTCACGCATAGAACACTTCTTAGGTATACCACATTATGATTATGACTTAGAGAACATTCATGGTGACTTTCAAGACACAAACATCATACCAGAAAGTTTCGAAGGCTTGCATAGAATTAGGCCTAAGTATGAGAAGGCGTCTATACCACCAGAAGAAGAATTAGGTCCAAAACTATACAAGAAGTTCTTAGAGTTAGACGAACATTTCAAAAGCGAGTTACATCATGGAAATTATCAGTAATCTTCTATCAAGAGAAAAGCAGAATGAAATCGAGAGTGAGTTTCTAAACGGAAGTTTTCCCTGGTACTATAACTCCGTTGCCACTTATGATCAGTTTAATGACCATCGAACTTTAAACACACCGTTCTTTGGTCATATGTTCTTTATCAATAACGAGATTGTTTCAAGTCATTACTATCCAAAAGTGGTTCAACCAATCGTTGAAGCCCTTGAACGCTATAAGGGCAAAAGGTTTCAGAACCGCATCTGGCGTATCAAAGCCAATCTCTATACGAAAGATGGTTCATATCCAGAGGACTTTCATCACCCACCACATATCGATAATGGTGATGAGAACTTTAGAGGTGAGACTTTCCTCTACTTTGTGAATGATGCTGATGGTGATACCTTTATGTTCAATGAGCATTATGATTATGTCCACAAGAGATATGGACCTGAGAATTGGAATGGTAACTTTACCAACCAGCTACGTATCACCGCCGAGAAGGGTAAGTCGGTATTGTTTCCTTTGACCCAGTGCCACACCTCTTCCGTTCCGAGAAGTGGCGGTCCTCGTATCACCCTTAACTTCGTTTTCGGTGAGTATTTCTAGGCATAGATAAATATTGATTGACATTCCTTTTCCGGTGTGCTATTATTAGACATAATGTGAGAGGAGATACGGAAATGGTTACCAAGACTGTTTATCAGGAAGTCGCCGTTGATGTTGATATTGACATGACCGAGTTTGACACGGACGAGTTGATCGAGGAAATAGAGACCGAGTCTCGTGGTAATTGGCTCGTGGTCGATAAACTTGATGGTGACTTTATCGCACCTCGTGTCTATGATGAAATCTATGAATTGTATCGGGACTATATAAGTCGCAGTCCTTCTTTCGAAGAAAACCTAAAAGCCTTCTTTGAAAACTATGCCGGTTCTATCGTTCTCTGAAAGGAACACTGAAATGAGAAACAAGTTTATCGCATTGGTTGCCGCTCTAGGCATTGCTTTTGCTGTTGCTACTCCCGCTAAGGCCCAGTTTTGGGGTCCTTATTACGGCGGATATGGGTACGGCTGGGGATATGGCGGCTACGGTTATGGAGTTGCTGCTCTGGCTGGCGCTGCTATTGTGGGCGGCGCTATCGTCGCCGCTACATCATGCCCTTACTATAATGGTTGTTATGCTGGTGGTTATTATGCCGCTCCTGTTTATGGTGCAGGCCCTACTGTCGTCCAGCGAAAACAGATTATCATCAAGAATAGTCCGGGTGCTCGGGTTGTTGAACAGGACATCTTTGATTGGTGAGGTGCTGATATGTGCTATTACACTGTAACACTGGATCACAATGTTCCAAACGAGGGTCATAAACGTGCGATTATGATCCTAGACGCTAAAGACAAAACAGAAGCGACCGCTAAGTTTCTTAACACATTCGGTCCTCAATACTACAATGAAATCGATCTTGTAGAAGGCATACATATACCACAAGGCTTTGACCGTCTATTGACAGACCAAGCCCGAAAGTATATACTAAAAGTCAAGACTAAGGCGGAAGATGCTCCACCTTTAATGTCTTATCAGAACATGTTATATCTGACATATTGAGGTAAGTATGGAATACATTTTGATCAATGAGTGGTATAGTTACTGGTATGCCACTAATCTTCTAATGCTGATGACACTAGTAAATATCCTTGCTTTCGCTGGCGTGATGTTTGTCGTTAGTGTGGTTTATGATATCGTGAAGCAGGTTTTGACCAAGTGGAGAAAGAAATGAAACTACGTCATGTTGCATATTTTCTAGCTGGCTTCATCCCTGCCACTCTTTTCAATCTTTATGCGGATCATGCTAGAGGTGCGGAAGCCAAGAAAGATGAAAATGAAAAAATGATCTGCCTTACTAATGCGGATCTTGATAAGACCATGACTGAAAAAGGTTATGACATTCTATTGAACATGACAAACAGTGAAGGTGTTGTCGAGTCAATCTGGACAAGTGGACAGTCAATCGCTATTACGGCTGCGGTTCCGAATGAACAGAAAAGCTGCCTACTGGCAACAATGTCCAAGGTGACATATAATCCCAAGGCTATTGAAGAAGTCTGGGAAACATATAAGAAACAGACTAAGCAAAGGGATATCTAAATGGCGTGGGGTTATCATCTTATACTCGACTGCTATAATGCAGACAAAGAACTTATTACAAGTAGCACAAACATAGCTGCCTTTGCAAAGGCACTAGTGAGAAAGATTAACATGAAGGCTTATGGTGAACCACAGGTCATTCATTTCGGGGAAGATGATAAGCAGGGTTACACACTGGTTCAGTTGATTGAAACATCCAATATCTCCGCACATTTTTGTGACGATAGTGGCAACTTTTACCTCGATGTGTTTTCGTGCAAGCCCTATGAGAATGCCTTAGTAGTAGAAACGGTTAAACAATTTTTTGCTCCTGAACGAATAGTGGAGCGATACATAGAAAGAGAGTAAGTCATGGTACGGAGGTTAAATTTAGATGAAGTCAAAGAATACATTGAGAACACCTCCGAAAACTCTCGAATCTATATCGGAGCCGACTCGGAGCGCCATCGTCGTGGCGGGGTATGGTTCGCTGATTATGCTACAGTCGTGGTGGTACACATTGATGGTAACCGAGGCGCAAAGGTCTTTGGTGAAATCACTACGGAACGGGACTACGACCAGTCAAAAGACAAGCCAAGAATGAGGCTAATGAACGAGGTAATGAAGGCGGCCCAGCTATACCTCGATCTAGAAGAAGTGATTGGTGGCCGTGAGTGCGAGGTCCATATTGATATCAATCCAGACCATAAGCACGGTTCATCTTGCGTTATAAGTGAAGCTGTAGGCTATATCAAAGGTATGACTGGTGTAACTCCAAGAGTGAAGCCAGCCGCTTGGGCGGCATCTATTGCTGCTGACAAGTTCCCAAGCCTCTAGGTTTACTAAATAGATTATACGGGCTTGCGACCTTGCGGTCCGTATAACCGCCGCCTGACCACGGATGTAATGGCAGGTGGCACCCTAACCTCCTCCTCGTCGGCTTCGGCCAAATCAATCCCACATTTCATTCATCTTTCGTTGTCGTGGCATTGTGCGTGGAGGCGCATAACAGAAAGGTACTATTATGAAGAAGGTTTTATTTGCTCTCTTTACGGTACTTGCTTTGGCGGGTACCGCAGAGGCAAGAAGCCGCTATTCAGCGCCATCCGTTGTTGAGGAAACCGATCCGATCACCGCCATTCTTGGTGGTCAGGATTGGGCTGTCTCACCTCAGCCACGTTTTAAGAACAAGAGACAAGCCATGGCGTATAAACAGGAGCAAGAAGATCACTGGGGTTTCGGTCATGCTTCAAACTCCTTAGTCGCCCTAGGCTATGACTTACAGCATAGAGGCTTTCGTGTATCAGAGCATCCACGATTTGGCGGAGTCCATCATGTTCACCATGGTTGGGCACACTATGCTGGCCGTGCCATCGACATCAATGTGGGTCGTGGCGTGGTTGAAGCACGTTCTGGATATGCACATAGATTTGATGCCCTTGCTCATGAACTAAGAAGCGAGGGATATACGGTGTTGTGGCGAGTTGCCGGACACTTTAATCATATGCACGTTCAGCGATAATATGAGAAGCGGGGAGCAATCCCCGCTTTTTTGCTATATAAGGTTATGTTGAAACTTGAAACTGCTTATACTCGCCGCAGAGAGAAAGCAAAAGACAGATTGGACATATGCAAAGAATGTGACCAATACGTGGCATCAACTACACAGTGTAAAGAGTGCTGGTGTTTTATGAGTGCCAAAACTATGTGGCCTAGCGCCGAATGTCCTCTCGGTAAATGGCAACCATATAAGGAACAAAAGTAATGGCATTTCTTTTCCGCAACTACTGGCCTCAGCCAGCACCAGGTTATCTTTCAGTTCATAACTTTGGCACCGGCGCCGATGGCAAACCATATTCATTCATGGTGTGGAACTCTGGTGACTCTCGCCATTTCTATCAAGAGGATTACCACGACAACAAGTGGACCTCCACTTGGGTGATGGACTATCTTGGAGAACGAGGGGTAACCGAGAGTGCCGACATTTACCCAAGACGATCATATCAGTTTTGGACACAGTATAGAACAACGTCCTTCACTAAAGGAAAAGAGATTTTCTGGGGTGGTCTACAGAATATTGGAGACGAGTTTAACGCACCTATTCAGATTGACCCTATTGCATCAACAAAGTTTGAGGTTGGCACCACAGGTAATCAAAGAGTAAAGTTCTGTAACCAGTATAACTATCTTCTAGGTTATACCGATGTTATTGAACTAGAATATGATCAGTCATTCGGTTCAGGTAAAGCCGCAGGCTGGCGTGCATGGCATGCCCGTGATATTGGCATCATTCAAATCAAATGGCGATATGACGGTAAAGATATTGGTAATACTATTCCTGCTAACGTTTCTGTAGTTAAAGGAAAGATAGTCAATAAGTATCCTCAGTTGACTTCCTAAACATCCTCTGATATAATTGTATCATGAAAAAAGTGAACGAAGGTATCCTCCATACACTGGCGAAAGTGGCCGCTGCTAATCCCGGACAGAGGGAAAAGTTGGCGGCCGCTGTCGTTTGCCGTAACAAGATTATTTCCATCGGTATCAATAGTATGAAGTCTCATCCGATGGCTGCAAAGTATGGAAAGAATGAACATGCGGTTTATCTTCATGCCGAGGTTGCTGCTATCAAGAATGCCTTGCGTGAGATAGATGTGGATGACTTTTCCAAGTGTGACATTTATATCACTAGAGTAAAGAAGGAAGCGCCGTTCACCAAAAAGTTTGTTTGGGGTTTGGCTAAGCCGTGTATCGGTTGCGAAAGGGCAATCGCCGAGTTTGGTTTCAAAAGAGTAATCTATACGTGTGATCATGGAGACTATGAGGTGGTGGAATGAAACAGATTACAATAAACATTAGACCAATTGAAGAAGCTGAAAAGAACGACAAGGCCAAACTATCATGGCAAGGTAATCGACCAGTTCTTATTGGTTGGGCAGAGAAAACCCGAACCGAGTTTTTTACCGAACCGTGGTATAAACTATGGTTTCCAAACCATCGCACCGTTGATGATGGCTCTGGATGGTACTTCGTCAATTTCAATCCCGTAACAGCGCAGTATGAATATACTGTTCCTTGTGGTCTATTTGTGCCAGAGGTGTTTGCGGAACTACCAATGCTTTGTCATGCCAAGGAGATTGAATGATCTACATACATGAGATAGCAACCTTAGCAAGATCAAATCGTGAGCATTGGTGTTGTGAGTATGTTATAACCTATCACACCGTCAATGGTGTTAGTGACCGTGACTTAATAATTGGAGTTATACAATGAAGATGATCTATAAGTATCCGCTGGGTATGGATATCCATCACAATGCGGTGTATGAAATTGAAATGCCAAGAGCCGCCAAGATCCTGTCAATTCAGGAACAGGGTGGCTTCCCTATGCTCTGGGCTATTGTGAATCCAAAGAAAGAGAAGCGCAAGTATGTCTTTCAGGTGTTTGGCACAGGCTTTGAAATGCAAGACTATGATAAGAAGCATTACGATTATGTCGGCACTGTTCAACAGAAGGGTATGACTACTCTTGTCTGGCACGTTTTTGAGGTGCATGAATAATGTCATCATTCACCGGTACATCTATTCCACCTGGTTGGCTCTATTCCGCTGCGAAGGACGGATATCAGGGTCCCAACGGACAGTTCATTTCTAAATTCGATATTACGATTGAAGGTTCTTTCGTAAAAGCATATGCGAAAATATATGGAGCAACGGGCGGTGGTGCAACCAGTGGATCAAATCAAATAGCGCTGCCACCTGGTGCACCTGGTGCTAATGGTCCTGCTGGTCCTTATATCAAACATTCTCACGGTCATATAGCACCTACCAGTCCTAATGATGGTGATATGTGGACCGATGCTGCTAGTGGTCAGGTGTATGTCTATACTACACACAACGGATGGGTGGATACTGCCTATCCTACCGTGAATACTCCTGTGACTACAAACATTCCTAAAGGATGGCTCGGCTCCAACGCCGCCGCAGGCGGTGGTAATCTTTCGATAGCTACCGGCAAGTCATCCGCATTTCACGAGTCACTAACAAATGTTATTCAGATTGAAACTAAAGTTGGTAGAATCGGAATTAATACTGAAACTGGTGATATTACTATTCCACCGGGCATCGGTCGTGACGAAGCAATCCGTGAGTTTTGGTTCGGCTTTCAGAAGGTCTTTAAGCCTCTTAATAAAAACAAGTATGAGATCGAGATTGAAGGTCTCAAGAGGGATTATGCAAGACTCGAAACTTACTATAAAGATAAGTTGGTAAATCTTGAAAAGGACGCAGCAAAGCCAATCGTCGAAAAAGTCCGAAAGAAGTATAATGGTGAGAAGTTCATCATGGTGAAGCCAGAGGATCTAATCAAGTTTATAGAAGAAGCATAAATACTCTTATATTACTAGGAGTATAGTTTTGGCAGAGAATATTAAGGCTCAACAAGAAGAAGTCAAAGCATTTAATAAGATGAAAAAGAAACTAGGTGCAGGTGCCACCGCATTTGCACAACCAGCCGGGTTTGCGACAGCATTCCCGGATTTTGGTTTTCGTATCATCATTGATGGTAAGAAAGTAGATATACACGTTGAGTATAAAGCCGACTCCAAAGCCCAGATGGGTTCTATGCGAGATTGGCAGTTTGATGGTAAAAAGTTTATCACACCCAACCCAACTCCTGAAAAGACCGATCTAATCAAGATTATGAACGAGAGTCCTGACTGTCTAAGAAACGGTAAGAGATTGCTCAAAGATTTTAAAACGTATGTTGATCCTGGTATTAAATCTATCTATTCTGGTATGCTCTCTATTGAACCTGATAAGAAGATACGAAAGATCAAGATGGAAAAGTTTGTCAAAGGTACAAGCAATTACCAGTTGGCTAATATCGACAATGTGACTATGGGTGACCACATTATCACACATTACAAAAACAAGTTCAATAAAGAAGTCAAGAAGGATGCTGATTACAGTATTCTATTGATGATGCTCGGTGATAGTATCTCATTAGTAGCCACAAAAGGTACTGCTAATGCAGAGATCAAAAAGAGAATAAATCAGGCTCTTGGTGTGCCTAACATTCCTAAACTTGTAGGTTTGAAAGCAAAACTGGAAGTTAGAATACAACCTAGAGGTATGACAGGTGGTTCAAAGCCACCTAGTATCGATGTGATGGCTAGTTTTAGACTATCAGGGAAACCACCAGGAGTCACTATTTGATGATTAGACTTTCAGATTTTCTAACAGAAGCAGCAGCCGAGAAGGATCGTCACCTCACACATATTGAGGATGCCGTTCTAGAAGGTGGTGTTGCCGGCACTCGCAATGCTATTGAGTTTCTTCGTTCGCTTCGTGATATGTTTGCTGATGATGGTCAGACATTATCAGAAGCCAGCGGCTCTCTAATTCTAAGAACAAAGTTTGATGGTGCTCCTGCCATCTATGCAGGTATCAATCCAGAGAATGGTCGTTTCTTCGTAGGCTCTAAGTCTATCTTTGCAAAGAACGCCAAACTAAACTATACCGAAGCAGACGTTAGAGCAAACCATCAGGGTGGTCTTGCTGATAAACTATCAGACGCACTAAAGTATTTACCAGAGTTAGGTATCACCGGCATCGTTCATGGTGACTTTATGTTCTCTCGTTCTGACCTAAAGATGGAAACAATCGACGGTAGAAAGTGGATCACATTCCGCCCTAATACTATCACATATGCTGTTCCCGCTGACTCGTCTCTTGCTAGACAAGTTATGGCTGCTAAGATTGGTATTGTCTTTCACACCACATATCATGGTAAGACAATGCAAACTCTACAAACACATTTTGATATCAACGTCAATAACTTTAGACCATCACGCAATGTATGGTATCGTTCTAATAAGTTCGTTGATGTTACAGGTCGTGCTACACTTACTAAGTCTGAGAACGCCAAACTGACAGGTATTCTTTCGCAGGCTGGTTCTACTTTCAGAACAATCCCAGCCTCACTACTAAACTTTATTGCCACTAACGAAACATATAGAATCCATATCATGTCATTCTATAATCAGCGTATTCGTGCTGGTGAACATATGGGCGCAGGTCACACCGCTCAACTTATAAAATGGGTGGGTGATAAATACCAAAAGACTATCGATGATGCCAAACTGCCTGCGACTAAAGCAAAGCGCAAGGCAGAAAGAGATATTGTTCTCCGTTGGTATCGTCAGCACGCCACCGATTTAAAGAAAATCTTTCAGTTACAAAACCTACTGATAGATGCCAAGATGCTATTGATTGCTAAGTTCAATCAGGTAAATGACTTAGGTACATTCTTACATACCGCTGATGGTGGTTATAAGGTAACAACTCCTGAGGGCTATGTAGCCGCTTGGTCAACTGGTGGTGATGCTGTCAAACTAGTTGATCGTATGGAGTTTAGTAGAGCCAACTTCTTGGCTGTCAAAAACTGGGGAACCAAATGAAGATAAAAGAGCATTGCGGTTGTGATAAGGGGCATCCTGAAATCAAGCCAGTCCCAGTCGTTGATACAATCAAAAAGATTGTCAAGGCTGCTAGAAAGAAAAAAGTATATAAATAGAGATAATAAGACCTCCCACGCCTCTCGTAGAAGCGCACCCAGGGAGGTTATTAAACCCGCAGAGGGAGAGACATGAAAAAAGTTGTATTCATATTTGGGCGTTTTCAAGTGCCTACCAAGGGTCATGCTGAAATGATCCATTACGGTGCCAACTATGCTAAGAAGATAGGCGCCGAGTTCCGTGTATATACCTCCAAGTCATGGGACGCTAAAAAGAACCCTCTCCCCTATCAGCAAAAAGTATCATTCTTGCGCCAGATATTTCCTGGCATCAATGTTGTTGATGACCCAAATGCAACAACCGCTTTTGCTATCTGTAAGAAACTATCCGATGAAGGTGTAGAAGATGTTACAATGATCACTGGTGGTGATCGTGTGGCAGAGTTCAAAACACAAATCGGTAAGTATGTTATGCCTAGAGACAATCCTAAATTTGATCCTAAGAAGAACTATGCCTTTCGCCGTTTTGATGTAATCAACTCTGGCAAGCGTAAGGCTGGCGTGTCTGGTACAGATATGCGTGAGTATATTCGTTCTGGTAAGTTCTCAGAGTTTATGAAAGTCTCTGCAACATCTGATAGAACATTAGCCAAAAAGATTTTCAGTGCAGCTAAGACATATCTCAAAGAAGAAGAAATACTAAACGAAGATATGTCACACAAAGAATTTCAAGGTCATCTAAAGAACTTTATTGACTTTACAGTAGATAAACTAGGCATCAAAGAGGTGCCAGAGTTAGAGTATAAGATTGGTTCAGAAGATGAAGCCGAGCAGCCATCATTCGGTGGCTATTCACCATGCTCTAAGAAGATCATTGTGGCTTCTAAGAACCGTCACCCAATGGATATCTTCCGCACAGTAGCACATGAGTTGGTTCATCATAAGCAAAATGAAGATGGCAAACTCGGCAAAGATATTGCTAAAGAAGGTGCTACAGGCTCACCAATAGAGGACGAAGCAAACTACATGGCAGGAAGAGTAATGCGCTGGTTCGGCAAGGCTAATCCAGATATGTTTAGAAAGTCATATGTTACAGAGCATAAGGCTATCGTTCTAGGTGGCGTTCCTGGTTCTGGTAAAGATAAGATTCTAAAAGAAGCAATCTTACCACATGGCTTTAGAGAAGTTTCTGATAATAAGTTTTCTGTAAATGAATGTAATGGTGAGAACCTAGTAGTCAATGGCACTATGTCAGACTATGAGGCTACCAAAGAGATCAAGAATATCCTAGAGAGTGCTGGCTATAAGACGATTATGATGTTCGTCAATACCAGCAATGAAGTATCAAAGCAACGTAACGAAGCCAGATCAACTACTGGTGGTAGAGTTATTGCAGAAGATAGACGTTATGACAAATGGCGTCATGCTCAATTCAATCTAAACAAATATGATCAACTATTTGAAAAGGTAATCGAGGTCAAGAATGATCTTGATGCTAATGTAATCACAGAAACATATAACAAGTTTGTGGATTCTATTGCAAAAGAGGTCCAGGACTTCTTATCATCAGAGACGGATCGTCGCTTCGAACAAATGCTAGAAGGCTATTCAGACTTTGATTCTAAGCCCAAGAACAATCCTGTAGGTGGTGCTGGTAACTGGGCAACACCTAAACTAACAAACAGATATAAAGCAGACACACCAGGTCAAGAGCCAGGTAAGACACGCAAGATGGGCTACTATAAGCCAGATAGTGTCAAGGTGTTTGGCAAGTTGCGTATCGGCGCTGACAATCTTGGTCAGACATTCACCTCTGCTAAGAACCCATCGTTCGTCGGTAACATTACAGGTGATGTCAACCCATCTGTTCCTATGGAACCTAATGCAAACTGGTCACCTATTGATCGTTGGATGGTCAAAGAAGAAACACGCAAGAGATTTAAAGAGAAGTATGGAAAGTTGGCAGAGCAAAAGTTGAAGGAAACTGCCGAGAAACTAAAACAAGAAAGCCTAGTTGATCCTTATATGGGGTCTATGGGTGCAACTCCAAATGCTTCAAATATAGAGGATGTTAAACCTGACATGAACGCAGAGTTTGAAAAAACAAGCATTTTTAAGAAGAAGAAATACAGAAAAGCTAAATAATATACAACTTTTATTATAAGAAACAACAAAGGAACCTAAAATGTTTGATAACAAATTTCTAAAGAAGGACCCTCTAGTAGAGGCAGTCAAGCAAGCACAGGCTGACGGTGACATGCGCCGCCAGGCTATCGCTACAGTTAATGAACAGTTCGGTGTCTATTCACGCAATGCAGTCATTCGTGAAAACCTTGCTGCATATGATGCCGCTGTTGAGGAAGCCTATAAGTGCATGAAGGAAGGCAACAAAGATAATAAAGAAAAGAAGAAAGAGCATGAAGAAAAAGTTGGCATGGAGCACATCAAAAAGATGGGTGGATTTCCAGGTCAGTCATTAAAAAGAACTGCTCGTTCTCTAACAAAAGAAGAAATGAAACTCGCCGACAAGGACTACGATAGAGACGGTAAGAGAGAGAAGCCAAAGGACGAAGTATGGGGTTCTCGCTTCCGTGCTGCTAGACTAGCAGGCAAGATGGAAGAAGGTCTTGACGTTGTAAAAAGAGATCCATCAGTTCAAGGTTCAGGCGACGTTACTAAGTCTGCTCCAAAGGAAGATCCATCAACACCAAAGTCATATCCAGGTGCAGCATCTTCACTAACACCAAATAACCCAACCACACAGCGCATGTCAAATGCTGTTAGAGAGAATGTAACTGCTCCTAAGGATTGGGCAATGAAGCGTCAGCCAAACAAGGGTGCAGTAACAAAGGCTCCTGTTCCTGGTGTTTCTATTGCAGAAGAAGATCAGATCAACGAAATCTCAAAAGAACTAGCTGGTAAGTATATCAAGCACGCCGATTACAAGCGTTCTGAATCTTCTTTCCAGTCTGGTAAAGTATATGGCAAGGAACTTGCTACAAAGAAAAGAA